TAATTTTTTGCCCCCCCCCCCCCCCCCCCCTAAGTTATCAATTTGCTATTAAACCCCTAAGACAGCCAATGTCCGACCCCCAACTGTACATTTGACCAGTAATTTTATGAAAACCGCAAAAAGCACCAAAAAGGCGAGCGCCCCCAAGGCGCCGAAAGCAACTACCCTCAACATCAACGTCGAATACGTTGAGCAGATCGCCGACGAGAGCATCGCCACCATCATGGCCCTGCGCGCCCTCGTCCGCCAACTCGCCACCGAACTTGAGGAGGCCCGCAAATGACCCTCCACAACGGCAAAACCTTAGCCCTTGAATATGAACCCACCGGCCCGCTGTTTGGCCGGCTCATGCTTGAGGCTCAGTCGATCAACGCAGCGTGCGACCGCTTCCTCGCCAAGCGCGGTCTGATCACGCAGCCATCCTTCCGCAACTCCGGCTTCATCTTCGGCCGCGGCAAACAGAGGGCGCGCAAATGAGCACCATGATCCCCGACCTGGTTGTCGGCTCGGTCGGCTTCGGCAGCAACTTCGCGGACAACACCGCCTCGCTTGAGGCGCAAGTCCGTGAGCTGATTCGCAGCAACAATCGCCTCATCCGCGTCTTGAAGCGCTGCGTCAAGCCATCCAACGAAGTCGCCTCCGAGGCACACGACGCCATCGAAGAGGCGACCAGCATCCGATGAGCCTTCCCTACGAGCAAGCCCGCGCCATCGCGCAGGCCCGCCACTTCCTGACCGAGCTGGGCACCCCGGGCAAAATCAAGCGCATCCCCGCCGAGATCCGCCGCGAGGCCCGCGCCCGCCTCAAGCACATGCCGATGTCGTGGGATATCCCACGCATCGCCGAGGATCTGGGCGCCTTGCAGAATATGGAAAAGCTCGAAGAGCACTACCGGAAGGTCTTTTGGGAGGAAGTGAAGCGATGAGCGCCGGCAAAGGCGACAGCCCCCGTCCGGTCAACGGCGACCGCTACCGGGCCAACTACGAGCGCATCTTCGCCAAAGAAGACTCGCTCTCCGACATCCTCACCAAGGTCCGCGAGCAGTTCCCGTATCCCACCTGGATCTGCCGCCCCTGCGGCGAAGCCCACGGCCGCGGCATGCCCGCCGGTCACGTCTCGACCTGGCACGAAGACCGTTGCGGCGTGTGCGGCAAGGTGACTTCCGTCAGTGAACCCCGCGATTTCGGCCACCTAAAAAAATGGCCCATCCTCCCAAAAAACCCTTGATTCCTATGCCAACACATGCCAACATTTGCCTACAGATCACGCCACGACAGAAAGCCGTAAAACGTCATGGCCACTGAGCACCAACCACCACCACCGCCCGAACACCACATCACCCCATGGCTCGAAGAAACATTTCGCTTAGTCGATGCAGCCTGCGACCGCTGGGAACGTCGCCGCGCACAACTTGCCCGGAGGAAGGAAGAAAATGAACGCGCTCATTCTGACCTACCTCGCGCTGATCGTTCTGACGTTCATTGTCATAGTCGTTCTGGAAAACAATGACGACGGAGGCGCCGCCTAAAGTGAAACGCACCGTTCCCCAAAGCCCCGCCACCGAGCGCACCGTCCTCGGTTCGCTCATGGCTGATCCCAAACTTTGCGACGAAGTCTCCGGCATCCACGCCGACCTTTTCTACACGCCCGCGCATCGCCTCATCTACGAGACCATCGCCGAGGTCCGCGCCGAAGGCGGAACCGCGAACGTCATCGCCGTCACCCAACGCATTGACGCCCAGCACAAGCTCAACTTCGTCGGCGGCGCCGGTGCCCTCACCGAGATGCTCGGCGACTACGCCGGAGGCAGCGCCGCAGTCGAATATCACGCGCAAACCCTCCGCGACCTCCACGCCCGCCGCCGCATCATCGACGCCAGCGTCGCCATGCAAGCCGCCGCCCAGGACATGGCCAGCGATGCCGACAGCGTCCTCCAGCAGGCGGGCGAAAGCGTCCTCAGCCTCAGCCTCACCACCGCCACCGACAGCATGCGCGCCCCCAGCGCCATCGTCCCCGGCCTCCTCGAAGAGCTAGAGAGCCTTATGGCCGGCGGCAAAAAGCTCGGCCTGCAGACCGGCATCCGCGACTTCGATCAAGTCACCGGCGGACTCCGCGGAGGTCAGCTCACCATCATCGCCGGCCGCCCTGCCATGGGCAAAAGCGCCCTCATGCTCAACATGGCCGACAACATGTCCCGCCGCGGCATCCCGGTCGTCTATTTCAGCCTCGAAATGCCCGCCACCGAGTTGGCCGCGCGCGTAGTCCTCGGCCGCGCTGAGACGAACACCGAGATCATTCGGAACGGCTTCCTCACCGCCAGCATCAAACACCGCATTTTTGATGCCGCCACGCAATTTTCCACAGAACCCCTCTATGTGGACGATCGCGGCGGCCTCACGCTCCTCGACATCCGCGGCCGCGCCCGCCTCGCCGTCCGCCGCTGGGGCGTCAAGTGCATCTTCGTTGACTACCTCCAGCTCGTCAGTCACTCCGGCGCCCAGTCCCGCGAGAACGAAGTCGGCTTCGTCTCCCGCGGCCTCAAAGCGATGAGCATGGAGTTAGGCATTCCAGTCGTCGCCGCCGCCCAGGTCAACCGCCAAGCCGAGAACCGCAGCGACAACCGCCCAAAACTTAGCGACCTCCGCGAGTCCGGCAGCATCGAGCAAGACAGCGACATCGTTTGCTTGATCCATCGCCCCGCTTATTACGCCGTGCAAGACGAGGAACCGGAAGTCCAAGACGCCGAGTTAATCGTGGCCAAGCACCGCGCCGGCCGCACCGGCACGCTCAACCTCACATGGCGTCCCTCGCTCACCCGCTTTGAAGGCACTGCGCCGGTCGGTCGCACCAGCGACAGCGATGGCTCGGTTTACGCGCCGGCGAAACAACTCTGGGAGGCCATCAATGAATAGCGAAACGCTTCGCCGCCGCGGCATGTCCCGCCGCTGTGGCAGGGCTTGGAAGTATTCGCGTCCAAGCTGGCCGGTTATCGCGCAGCTTAAGGATGAACGCGCCTATGTCTGGGGCGGAATGTGGATTCACCCATGCGGCATTAGCTACCAAGAGCCGCTCAAGGACGGATTTGAAGAGGGTTGGGGCGAAGAGCGCTGTAGCTGCGCACTATGCTCGGAATTTCGGCAGGAGTTTTGCTCATGATCAACTCCCGCCAGAAAGGCGCCAGCTTTGAACGCGAGGTTGCCAAGGCACTGACCGTTGAAGGCTTTCCCGCCAAGCGCGGAGCGCAAGTCTCGCAAGGTGCCTGGGGCGTCAGCGCGCCCGACGTGATCGTGCCCTGCTTGCCGGGTTGGCACTTTGAATGCAAGCGCCATGGCCGCGCGCGGTTTGACCTGAACGCCGCCATTGCGCAGGCCCGCCGTGACGCCGGCACCGACCTGTGCGCCGTTATCCATCGCCGCGACCACAGCGAGATGCTCGTCACGCTTCCGTTCAACGAATTTTGCACGCTGCTGCGCCACTCCGACTTTCCTATCCAACCACAAACACAACCAACCACACAACCATGCCAAACAAAACCCTAACCACACCCGTGGGCATCGCCCGCTATCCTCACCTCAACCGTCCCGACACCAAGTTCGACGACGTGGGAGTGTTCAAAGTCAACCTCGAGCTAACCGCCGAGGAAGCCGAACCGTTCATCAAGCAAGCTGAGGAGCTTTTCTCCGCGTTCGTCGCCGAGAAAAAAGCCGAGCTGAAAAAAGACAAGCTCAAGCTCCACGCCGCGCCTTGGGAAGACAACGACGGTCTCGTTCAGTTGAAGCTCAAGGTCAAAGCCGTGGGCAAAGACAAGGCCGGCGAGACCTACAGCCGCGCGCCGAAGCTCTTCAACGCATCCGGCGACATCATCACCGACAACATCGGCGGCGGCAGCAAGATCCAAGTCGCGGTCGTTCCCTACTGCTGGTACACGGCCACCTTGGGCGCCGGCATCACGCTGCAGCCCAAGGCCGTCATGGTGCATGACCTCGTCACCTGGGGCGACGGCGGCAGCGCCGTGGCCTACGGCTTCGACGTTTCGGAAGCCAAGCCCGCCGCCCGCAAGACCGGCACCGACGACGAAGAGATCACCTGGTAACCCTCATGCCAGCGAAAAACACCACAAGGGGGGCGGCAAAACGCCGCTCCCCTTCCCAAGCCGCACCCGCACCTGAGCCTGACCGCTATAACGAGGCGGGCCAGAAAATCGTCAAGCTCCAGAAGCTGCGCAGCCATCAAAAGTATCTGCTTAAAGATGGCTCGCAGGTTCCCGGAGCGTCCACCATCTGCAAAGTCGGCGACGACCAGAGCAACCTTATTCACTGGGCGTGGAATCTGGGAAATTCCGGCAAAGACTATCGCAAAGTGCGAGACCAAGCCGCAGATGTCGGCACAGTCTGCCACTTTTTAATCGAGTGCTATTTCCACGGCTGGGAACCCGACCTCGGCGAATACGCACCGGCCGACATTGAGCGCGCGCAGATTGCCTTTGCCAACTTCCTGCAGTTTTGGAGCGAGCAAGAGCTGACCGTGCTTGAGCCGGAAGTGCAACTCGTCAGCGAGGCCCACATGTTTGGCGGCACCATCGACGCTCCGAGCGTAGACAGCAAAGGCCGCATCGTTCTCCTCGACTGGAAAACCAGCAGCGGCATCTACACCTCGCAGAAGCTGCAGCTCGCCGCCTACGAGCGCCTGTGGAATGAAAACCGCCCCGAGCAGATCGTGCAGCGCCGCGCCGTTGTCCGCATCGGCAAGGACCGCGCCGACGACCACAGCATCGAGTGGATGTTCAGCAGCGACAACGAGTGGGAATACTTCAAGGCCCGCTTGGATCTGTATTACGCCGGCCAACGCTACAAAAAAGCCGCCTAATGCAAACCGCCAAGCAAACACTAGACGCCGCATCGTCCGCCGTTTGCGGAGCGCGCAACGAGGACTACGGCTCGCCCGCGGATGATTTCGGGACGCAGGCCGAGATGTTCTCCAGCTACCTGTCGCGCACCAACGGCGCGCAGGTCTTGGTCACAGCATCCGACATCGCCGCGCTCATGATCCTGGTAAAGATCGCCCGCCAAGCGCACTGCCACAAAGCGGACAACTGGATCGATGTCGCCGGATACGCCGCGTGCGGCGCCGAGTGCGATGCCAGACAAGCCGACCTCGCCTAAATGCCCCCGCGCAGAACCATCGCAATCGTCCGCAAGAAGCTCGGCCGCGAAAAAGCGGACGGCATGACCATGGGCGACGGCAAAGTCTACATCGATCCCCGCCAGAGCGGCGCGGACGAGCTAGACACGGTTCTGCATGAGCTGCTCCACCATGTCTGCCCCGACATGAGCGAAGAGGCAGTCGCCGAGAAGTCCGCCATGATGGCGAGGTCGATGTGGAAAGACAAGTGGAGGCGCGTCCACGAATGACCGCCGCCGGCTACATCCTCATCGGCCTCGCCTTGGGCGTAGTGCTCGGCGCCTTGGCTTCCTACGGCGCCATGTTTGCCTGGGCCATCCGCTACGGACGCGAGGAGGATGCGGAATGACCAGCGCAATTCTCATCGCTCTGGTTGGCTTCGCTTACTTCGCCGTAGCCATCGACCAAGCATTCATTCAACACAACTTTTGGAATGGCATTGTGTGGTTTGGTTACGCCATCGCGCAAATCGGCCTTTGGCACGTCACCGTGCAGCCCTGACTTTATGGAGAAGTACAAAATTATGACGCCCGAAATCGAAGAAATCGACAAGACGATCGTGCTGCTGAAAAGCCAGCGGCAGAAACTTGTCGCCAAAGAGGCGAAGAAAAAGGCCGATGCCCTTTGCGCCGAGATGCGCAAGCGCAAATCCAAATGACTTATAAGTTGCAGGCTCAAGCGGGTTCTCGCCGGCGTTCATGTGGTGTGACGCCGCGGACCATCTCCGGGATGCCCAGCTCCACCGAGCGAGACGAGTGGGGCGCCTGCACATTCTTTTTGTCCGGGCAGCGTAG